GGTTAAGGTCTTATAGAAACTATAGGGGGTTATACGGAAGTGATGTTCAATTTACTGAAGCAGAAAAGTCAAGAGTATTTATTAAAGTTACCAAAACAAAAACTCTCGCAGCTTATGGACAAATTGTCGATGTATTATTTGCAGGCAACAAGTTTCCTATTAGCATTGAGCCAACAGTTATACCTGAAGGTGTTGCAAAAGATGTCAACTTTGACCCAAAAAAGCCTGAACAGCTTAAGGGGGAAACTGCGTTGTCTTCGCCTTATGGGTTTAAGGGTGATGGCATGGATTTACCGAAGGGTGCTACTGAAAAAACATTGGCAGAAAGGCTGGGTCCTTTACAAGACAGTCTTGGACAAATTGAAGAGCTGGAAGAAGGGGTAGGTAAAACACCTACTGCTGTTACATTTAGTCCTGCTATGGTAGCTGCCAAGTCTATGGAAAAACAAATCATGGACCAACTACAAGAGTCAGGCACTAGTAAACAATTACGAAGCACAGCATTTGAGATGGCATTATTCGGAACAGGGGTAATGAAAGGTCCTTTTGCTGTAGATAAAGAATATCCTAATTGGGATGAAGAAGGTAACTATAGTCCTGTATTTAAGACTGTGCCATCTACATCACATGTATCAGTATGGAACTTCTTTCCTGACCCTGATGCTGCCAACATGGATGAAGCACAGTTTGTGATTGAAAGACATAAGATGTCAAGAACACAGCTACGTGGATTAAAGAAGAGACCTTACTTTCGTGCAAACGTAATTGACGAAGTAGTTGCATCAGGTGAGTCCTACGAAAAGAAGTATTGGGAAGATGATTTATCTGACTATGCAGCAGACCACGGAATAGATAGATTTGAAGTACTAGAATATTGGGGAATGTGTGACGTTGATATGCTTGAGGATAATGGTGTAGATATACCTAAAGACCTTAAGGAGTTTGACGAACTACAAGCAAATATATGGATTAGTAATGGTAAGTTAATAAGAATGGTTCTTAATCCTTTCAAACCTGCCACTATACCTTACATGGCAGCTCCATACGAGTTGAATCCATATTCTTTCTTTGGTGTAGGTCTAGCTGAAAACATGGATGACACACAGACACTTATGAATGGCTTTATGAGAATGTCTGTAGACAACGCTGTGTTATCAGGTAACTTACTTATAGAAGTAGATGAAACTAACCTAGTTCCGGGTCAGGACTTATCTGTGTATCCGGGCAAAGTGTTTAGAAGACAAGGTGGTGCTCCGGGTCAAGCTATCTTCGGTACTAAGTTTCCTAACGTATCAAATGAGAACTTACAACTGTTTGATAAGGCTAGACAACTTGCAGATGAAAGCACAGGCTTGCCATCATTTGCTCATGGACAAACAGGTGTGTCAGGTGTAGGTAGGACTGCATCAGGTATATCAATGCTTATGAACGCTGCGGCAGGTAGTATAAAGACAGTTATAAAGAACGTAGACGATTACTTACTTAAGCCACTAGGCGAAGGTATGTTTCGTTTTAATATGCAGTTTAACTTTAACAAAGATATTAAAGGTGACTTAGAGGTACAGGCTAGAGGTACAGAAAGTCTCATGGCTAACGAAGTTCGTAGTCAGAGATTAATGTCCTTCTTACAAGTGGCATCTAATCCTGCACTAGCTCCGTTTGCTAAGTTTCCATATATTATTAGAGAGATAGCTAAGTCTATGGAACTAGACCCTGAAAAGGTAACTAATAATATGGATGAAGCAGCAGTACAAGCAGAGATACTAAAAGGTATGCAGGGTGAACAACCACAACAAGAACAACCCCCACAGGCAGGTCAACCACCTGTAGGTGCTAACCCATTAGACCCCACAGGAGCAGGTGGTGGTAATATAGGTACAGGACAAGCTCCTATACCAAATGAACAAGGATTCTCAGGAAATGATGGACAAGCAGGTGCTGCAGCAAATCAAGCCACTAGTGAACAACCTCAAGCTAATGAACAGCTTCAATGATTACATTGATGAATTAGTGAAGCAACAACATAAGATACTAGAGCAGTCTAGTGATACAACTACTCTACATAGGTCTCAAGGAGCAATAGCAACTTTGAATAAATTAAAACACTTAAGGGATGAAGTAAATGGCATTAAATAAACAAATGGAGATGTTTGAAGATGGTGGTCTCAAAGATGAAGGTGGCATGATTGATGAAGTATCAGGCAATGATGTACCATCTGGCTCTACACGAGAAGAAGTAAGAGATGACATACCTGCACAGTTAAGTGAAGGAGAGTTTGTGTTTCCTGCTGATGTAGTTAGGTTCGTAGGTCTTGAGAAGTTAATGCAAATACGACAAGAAGCTAAACAAGGACTAAAGCAAATGGAAGCTATGGGTCAGATGGGTAATTCAGACGAAGCCACCATGCCTGATGATTTACCTTTTGATGAAACAGACCTTGACATGGAAGACGAATTAGAGTATAATAGAGGTGGAGTAGTTGAAGCAGCTAACGGTACTTATGTAGCACCTACTGTGCCTACAGGCAGTCAACCACTAGGAACAAATCCAATGGGCAATCCTATGGGAGTACCACAGGAAACAACAGGTGGAGAACCTAATGTTGCACGTGGAACACCGTACACTCCTGATGTAAGTAAAATGTATGGAGCAGGAGCAACACCATACGCACCTGTAAGCTATAATCAGTTATTAGGACCTAGTGCAACAGGAGCACCTACGACAGAAACGGTTAGATACTTTAATGCAGCAACAGGTCAGACACGTATGATACCACATCTAGTAAACGCAGATGGTACAAGGGGTGCAACACTATATCCTGTGCCTGAAGGTTTTGTCATACAAGAAGAAGCACCTAAAGAAGAAGCTAAGAAGACAACTCAAGTACAATCAACTAAAGTAGCACCTGTAGAATCAGGAGATGGTGGCGATGGTGGTGCAGGTGGTGGTGCAGTAGACCTTGCAGGAGACCCTTTAAGTTATAGCAGTGTGTTTAGCATGGATGCTTTAGATAAACAAATGGCTAAAATAGGTGCAATGCAACTTAGTACCCTTGGTAAAGCAGGAGTATTTCAAGGAATTAGTAGTGCCGCAACAGGAAATCCTGAACGAAATCAAATGAAATTAGGTGCTCTTACACCTCTTTTCACATCTCTTAAAACTCAACTAGGAATTAAAGGTCAGGATTTAGGCAAATTAAAAGGTAAAACACCTGAAGAAATCGCAAAAATTAGAGGAGTAGTTGCTGCTGATATTGAAAGAGTAACTGCTGCTGTAGACAGATTAACTACTAATATAACATTTTCTAAAGATAAAAACGGAAATACAATTAGCACAGAATCTAATAAAAGCACAAAAGATACTATAGCTGACGTTAACGCTATGGCAAAACAATATGGGTTAAAAGAAATTGATACAAAAACTAATGTTAATCTCGGTTCTAAAATAGGTCAAAAGATAGCTGAAATAAATCAAGCTATTAAAGAGCAACCTACCTATAGTGAAGACCCAAGCGACACCATAGAAAGCAGAGACCCAACAGCAGGTGATGTTTATAGTGATGAAACTCAAAGAACAACTGCTGCAGAACAAGCAGCAAATAGAGCTGCTGCAGAGTCTTTTGTGAAGAGTGAAAGTGATTCTAGTAACAACGAATCAAGTAGTAGTAATTCTAGTACATCTACCGATGGTGGTGACTATGGAGTCGGTTCTGAAGCAGGTATGGACTTTAAACAAGGTGGACTAGCGAGTAAAAAGAAACCTAAAGTTAAGAAGATGAAGCGAGGTGGATTAGCTTCACGTTAATAATCCACAATTAAAGGCTACTTATCCCCCAACAATAACTGGCTACGATAACCCCAAAAGGAGAATACAAAATGGCTGAAGAAGCTACAAAAGACATGGTGGAAGATGCTACACCTAAAAAAGCAATGTTTATGAATAGACCTTATTCTCAGGAAGAAAGAGTAAAGCGAGATGAAGAAGAACTTGCAAGGCTCGTTGAGGAGCAAAAAGGTACAGAAGAGACTAGCGAAGAGGAAACTGTTAGTGAAAAAGAACCGACTAATGCAGAAGAGAAAACTTTTAAAAAGCGATATGGCGATTTAAGAAGACATACTCAGGAGAAAGAGAAGCAGTTTCAAAAACAGCTAGATGAAATGAAAGAGCAACTAGCTAAAGCAACTAAGAAAGAAATGAAGTTGCCTAAGTCTGATGAGGACATAGAAGCATGGGCAACAGAGTACCCAGACGTAGCTAAGATTGTTGAAACTATTGCTATGAAGAAAGCAAGAGAACAGTCAGCAGAATTAGAAAGTCGCTTGCAGAAGATAGATGATATGTCTACTGAAGCTAAAAAAGAAAAAGCTGAAGTAGAACTAATGAGACTTCATCCTGACTTTAATGATATTAGAGATAGTGATGAGTTTCACGATTGGGCAGATGAACAGCCAAAATGGGTACAGGATGCACTATATGAGAACGATAATGATGCAAGGTCAGCAGCAAGAGCTATTGACTTATACAAAGCCGATAAAGGAATCGGTAAGGAAACTAAGACAAAGAGTAATAAGAGTGCTGCTATGGAAGTTGGCACGAAATCTACAAAGACTAAAGTTGATGCTACAGATACAAGCAAGAAGATACTTGAGTCTGCTGTTCAAAAAATGTCCTCTGCACAGTATGAGAAACAGGCTGATGTCATAATGGAAGCTATAAGGTCAGGCAACTTTGTGTATGACGTATCAGGTCCAGCTAGATAAATTAAAAAGAATGTTGACAAATAGTTATTTTTAAGTATAACTATATGTAACTAGAAGTGTAATACAACCCCTTATGGATACTTGTATTGCACTATAATACCCACTTTAGAGATTACCCACTTATGTGAGCCTACACAGGAATCGCTATCCTACGTACAACCTCAACGCATGAATGGTCCTTATAAAGTAAAATGACTAAAAGAGCACAGTAAAACGTGCATTATAAATGTTTAAGGAGATTTAAAAATGGCATTTACAGCAGCAGCTGGTTATGGTAATCTTCCTAACGGTAATTTTAGTCCTATTATTTACAGCAAACAGGTGCAACTTGCGTTCCGTAAGTCATCTATCGTTGATGCAATCACTAATAATGATTACTTCGGTGAGATTGCTAATATGGGCGATTCCGTTAAGGTTATCAAAGAACCAGAAATAACAGTCAAGGCATATTCTAGAGGAACTACAATAACTCCTCAAGACCTTGATGACGAAGAATTTTCACTTAATATTGACAAAGCTAATTACTTTGCATTTAAAGTGGATGATATTGAGGAAGCTCATTCACACGTTAACTTTCAACAGTTAGCATCTGATAGAGCAGCCTATAGACTAGCCGACCAATTTGACCAAGACGTACTTGGTTATATGTCAGGTTATAAGCAATCAGCTACACATGGTGTTGCAGACACAGCTAATACAACTACTAATGGTAGTGTAGCTGTTTCAACAGCCGGTTCTGACGAACTCTTATCTTCAATGAAAATTGATGCTGAAGACTTCGGTGGTTCTGCTGGAGATGCTGTAGCTATCTTACCAAGAACAGGTGGAGCTACTACTGCTGCTCCTGCTAATGGAGATAGAAACCCATTGACAGTTATTGCTAGAATGTCAAGACTACTAGACCAACAGAATGTTGATACTAACGGAAGATGGTTAGTGTTAGACCCTGTATTTATTGAAGTACTAAAGGATGAGGACACAAGATTGTTTGATGCAGACTTTGGTGGTTCAGGACTACAGAATGGTTTAGTTCTTAATAATCTACACGGATTTAAAGTGTATCAGTCAAATAACCTACCAAGTATAGGAACAGGACCATCTAATACAGGTGCGAACAGTTCTACAAACTTTGGTATTATTGTTGCTGGTCACTCTTCATCTATAGCTACTGCTGAGCAAATCAACAAGACAGAGACTTATAGAGACCCTGATTCTTTTGCTGATATTGTTCGTGGTATGCATTTATATGGTAGAAAGATTCTTCGCCCTGAAGCAATCTGTACTGCCGCTTACCACTTAGCATAGGGAGATTGAATTATGGCGAATATTACTGCTGTTCTTAAAGCCGCTTCTGGCAACTCCCAGAGAGGTAGGAACGTATACTACATGGATAATGTTATTGACTTAACTGCTAATAGCATCAATCCAAACGGTGATACTATTCAAGCTATCACAGTTCCAGCTAATACTCTTGTTGTAGCTGCAGGTCTTCAGGTTGTAGAAAGTGCAACTCAGAATACTGGCACAGATGCAACTGCATCACTTGGTTTCACAGGTGGTGACGTTGATGAGTTTGTTGCAACTTTTGATATTGATGGTGCTGCCGATGGTGCTTATGCTCCTCAGATTGCAATCACAGGTTTGACTGCTTCTACTTCTGCTGACACTATTGATGTGTTATTAGCAGGTGGTGGTGCATCATTTACTGCTGGTAAAATACGTGTGTATGCAATGATGATGGATATAAGTGACCAAGGTGACATGTCTGCTGACGAAGTTGACAGAGACACTTTAGCTTAAATCATATATAAGGGAGCAGGGCAACTTGCTCTCTTATCTTTATAGGAATTACTATGGCAGAGACTTACCTAACAATAACAAATAAAGTAATAGCAAGGTTGAATGAGGTTGCATTAACTTCGTCAACTTTTTCTAGTGCTAGGGGTATA